TCTGGCAGTGGCCAGGGATCAACCAGGGCTACTTTGCGCCGACCTACCCCCAGATCCGGGACATCTTCTATCCGACAATGGAGGAGGTGGCCTTTGTGATGGGCCTGCGCACGAAGCTGAAAAGCGCGGATCACGAGGTCGAGATCTACGAAGGCAGGAAGTACCGCGGCACGGTGATTTGCCGCTCGATGGAAAAGCCGGAAACGATCGTCGGCTTCAAGGTCGGGCATTCGCTGGTAGACGAGCTGGACGTCATGAACGTCATCAAGGCGCAGACGGCCTGGCGCAAGATCATCGCGCGGATGCGTTACAACGTACCCGGTCTGCTGAATGGCATCGACGTTACGACGACGCCCGAAGGTTTCAAGTTCGTCTATCAGCAGTTTGTGAAGGCGGTGCGGGAAAAGCCGGACCTGGCCAAGCTATACGGCCTGATTCAGGCCAGCACCTATGACAACGAGACGAACCTGCCGGCGGATTACATTCCCTCGCTGCGCGAATCGTATCCGCCGCAGTTGATCGAGGCTTACATCCGTGGGCAGTTCGTCAACCTGGCTAGCGGCAGTGTGTATCCGAACTTTGACCGCCGGCTGAACCACTCGCCGGCGGTGATGGGCGAGGGCGAGGCGCTACACGTCGGGATGGACTTCAACGTCATGAACATGACGGCGACCATTTCCGTGGTACGCGAAGACCTGCCCATCCAGGTAGGCGAGCTTACCGGTGTGCGCGATACGCCCGAGATGGCGCGGATCCTGAAAGAGCGGTTCAAGGACAAGAAGCATCCGATTCGCATCTATCCGGATGCGTCGGGGCAGAACACCAGCAGCAAGAATGCCAGCGAGTCGGACCTGTCCATTCTGAAGCAGGCCGGTTTCGTCATTGAGGTCAACCCGACAAACCCGGCTGTTCGGGACCGCGTGAATGCATACAACGCGATGATCTTGAACGACAAGGGCGAGCGGCGCTTCAAGATCAACACTGACCTATGTCCGGTCACTACCGAAGCGCTGGAGCAGCAGGCCTGGGGCAAGAACGGCGAGCCGGACAAGACGTCCGGGCATGACCACCCGAACGACGCCGGTGGCTACTTCATTGTGAAGCGCTGGCCGATTACGAAACGCATTGCAACTGTCACACCACTGAGGATGTAGAGCCCTATGAGCGACGTCAGCACAAAAACCAGTTCCGTCACGGCGATGGAGCCTGATTGGACACTGGCACGTGCGCTGCTCGGCGGGACACGGGCGATGCGCACGGCTGGCAAGGAAATGCTGCCGCAGTGGCCGAATGAGGACCAGAAGGCCTACGACTGCCGCCTGGCGACCGCAGTGCTGTTCCCGGCGTACAAGCGCACGATCGAGACGCTGACCGGCAAGCCGTTCTCCAAGCCGGTTGCCATCGGCGAAGATGTGCCGGCGAAGATCAAAGGTTGGCTGGAAGACGCGGATCTGCAGGGCCGGAATCTGGACACTTTTGCAGCTGACGTCATGGAAACCGCGCTCGGCTGCGGCCTGGCCGGGATCCTGGTGGACTTTCCGGACGCCAGCAACGTGGAGCGGACCGCCAGCGGTATCGTCACGCAAGCGGCCGAGAAAGCGGCTGGTCTGCGGCCCTATCTGATCCACATCTATCCCTGGCAGCTTCTGGGATGGCGCGCGCGACGCGTGTCCGGCGCCTGGCAGCTAACGCAATTGCGCCTGATGGAGTGCGTCGAGGAAGAGGCTGGCGACTTTGGCATGGTGGAGGTCGGACAAGTGCGCGTGCTGACGCCCGGCGCCTGGGCAACTTATCGGAAGAATGCAAAGGAAGAGTGGGTCGAATACGAATCAGGCGTCACGACGCTGAATTTCATTCCCTACGTTCCGGTATACGGACAGCGCATCGGCTTCATGATGGGCAAGCCGCCGCTGGTCGAGCTCGCGCACATGAACGTGAAGCACTGGCAAAGCCAAAGTGATCAGGACACCATTCTGCACGTGGCGCGCGTGCCGATCCTAGCAGTGGTCGGGATCGATGACGCCAACTGGCAAATGACCATCGGCGCGGCAGCCGCGGTGAAACTGCCCGTTGGCGCCGACATGAAATATGTCGAGCACACCGGCGCCGCGATCGAGGCCGGCAAGGTGTCCTTGGATGATCTGAAGGAAGAGATGCGCCAGGCTGGCGCCGAACTGCTGGTGATCGAACCGGGCAAGGTAACCGCTACGCAGGTGGCCAGCGAAAACGCCGTCGGCATGTGTGCGCTGCAGCGGATCGCCAAGGGCGTGGAAGATGCGCTGGACCAAGCGCTGCAGATCATGGCGGAGTGGATCAGGGAAGCGCAAGGCGGACACGTCACGCTGTTCGACGACTACGCCGCCAAGACGCTGGCCGAGGCATCCATGCAGATCGTCGCCGGCCTGAATATCAGCGACGAAACCAAGTTCGAAGAGGCGCAGCGCCGCGGCATGATCTCGCAGGAGCGGAAGTGGGCCGACGAGCGGGATCGTCTTGACGCGCAGGGCCCGGCGCTTGGAACTGTAACCCTGCCGGCCAATGGCAACGCTTAACGAAAAGCTGCGTGACGCGGACATCGGTCACCAGGTTGACCTGCAGCGGTATTCGAATCACGTCGTTCGCCGGATCCTCGCCTTCCTGAACCGGGTCGATGCAGACCTAGTTGTGCAGCTGGCGATCGCCCTGGAAAGGTTGCCGGCGGAAGCGTTCACGGTTGACCGACTGGACCAGCTGCTGCAAGGCGTGAGGAAACTCAATGAACAGGCGTATCAGCAGCTGCAGCAGGAGTTGACCGACGAGCTGCTGTCGCTCACGGTGTACGAGGCGCAGTACCAGCTCGATCTATTCCGGGCAGTTCTGCCGCGCCAGGTCGTGATCCAGATCGGTGTCGCGTCAGTTTCCGCGGAACAGGTCTACGCGGCCGTGCTGGCAAGGCCGTTCCAAGGAAGGTTGCTGAAAGAATGGGCGAGCAGCATCGAGGCCGGCCGCATGGCGCGCATCCGCGATGCCGTCCGCATCGGCTACGTGGAAGGGCAAACGTCCAGTCAGATCGTGCAGCGCGTACGCGGCACCCGGGCGAAGGGATACGCCGACGGGATCATCGAGCTCGATCGCCAGCACGCCGAGACAGTGGTCCGGACCGCACTGAGCCACACTGCGGCGTTCACCCGCAACCGCTTCATGAAGAGCAATTCGGACCTGATCAAGGCAGAAGTCTGGACCTCCACCCTGGACAACAAGACGTCGGAAGGCTGCCGGATCCGGGACGGTCTGCATTACACACCGGACGAGCACAAACCGATTGGCCACAGCGTTCCGTGGCTGAGTGGACCTGGTGCATTGCACTGGAACTGCAGGTCGACCAGCGCTCCGGTCACGAAGTCGCTGAAGGAGCTGGGCATCGATGTCGAGGAGATCGAGGCAGGCACTCGCGCGAGCATGGATGGCCAGGTCCCGGCAGAGACGACGTACGCAGCATGGTTGAAGAATCAGAGCGCAGCGCGTCAGGATGACATCCTTGGCGCCACGCGGGGCAAACTGATGCGTGAGGGCGGGCTGGACCTGGACCGCTTCTATAACGACAAGGGGCGATATTTGTCCTTGGACGAAATGCGCCAGCGTGATGCGGCTGCATTCGCAAGGGCGGGCATATAATGCCTAAATGGCAAAATTCACCGTCATTAACGGCTCACCTCCGCCCGATACACCCAGGCAGCGGGTCGTCGACCGTCTGAAGAAGGCGCCAAAGCCGGCCAGCATGATCCAGTGCCATCGGTGCGCCGGCCGCGAAGTGTTAGAGCTGAAGACAGGCGTCCTCTACCAGGGCGGCAAGACGAAGGGCGGCACCAAGGCGATTGTTTGTGCCGGGTGCTTCATGAAGGGCGAGAGGGTGGTGCTCGCGTGACCCCAAAGGAACTTCCAGAAAATCTGTATCTGAACGAACCATATCGGGTCGAGCAGGTTAAAGAAAACGGAGAAACAGTAAGCGTGATTACGGGGCCAAATGGTTGGCGGACCGTACACCGTGATGTCCGATATGGTGGACTGAACCTCGCCAAGGCCCTCGCACGAAAGCTGAACGCGGCGTACCGGGAGGGGTGGTACGCCGCAATGGCTAATATAAAGAAAAAGTAATTACTCAACACCGAATTCAAGGCTCGCTTCGGCGGGCTTTTTCATTAACAAGGCCGTTCCTCATAAGAGGCGCGGCTTTTTTATTGCCTGAACTGCGGATGCAGAAGGGCGCAACGGGACGGATGTCCTAACTGCTATAGGCCGGATGGCCAGAAAGAAACGCACCATGAAATTGCTGCTCGATGCCAATGGAAACGCAGTGCTCCGCAACGGCAAGCCGGTCTATGTTGCTGACGATGGCAAGGAAGTCGAATTCGACGCTCCCGCAACCGTCACCACGATCAGCCGGCTCAACGCTGAGGCCAAGTCCCACCGGGAACGCGCCGAAGCCGCCGAAGGCTCACTGAAATCGTTTGAGGGCATCGCCGACCCTGCCGCAGCCCGCAAGGCGCTGGATGTGGTCGCCAACCTGGATCAGAAAAAGCTGGTGGATGCCGGCGAAAAGGACTAAGCCATCGCCG